AAACTTCAAGTTGAAGATCCGTAGAGTAGAAGGTTATCAGAACTATGATAAGTCAGAGTTCGATTCTCCAAGTGCTCTCTTTGATGATGATGCAAAACTAGAAAAGATTTACGGTCAAGAGTATGACCTAAATGAGTTCACTGCACCAGACAAGTTCAAGTCATATGAAGATCTTGATAAGCGTCTGAAGTATGTTCTTGGTCTGAATCAGCCAGTCAAAAGACCTGTAGTTGATGAAGAGTTGAGTAGTGAAGATGATGATCGTGGTTCTTATGAACCTGCATCACGAGCACCTGCTCCAGTACCAGTAGTACCTGATCCTGTAGCAGAGTCAACTGAAGAAGAGGAAGATGATTCTCTCAGTTACTTCTCGAAATTAGTTAACTCCTAAAACAAAAAGACCCCTTAACAGGGGTCTTTTTTTATACTCCAATAGAACTAGGATTATATGTTTTCTTGACGTTTTGATTTAAGTATTGACTTGACCTACTATATTTCATAATTGATCTCATGTCTGAGATGAATACAGGTAAGTAATCTGGCCTTAAGACTTTGATTCTTCTTTTTTGCTCATTCATTTTTGTTTCATAATCATAATAACTCACACCTTTTACTGGATTGCTTATTTCTGGAGTAGTATTTGTTTTGTATTTTATAAAAACTGCAGATGGGTTTCCTGCTGTTCCGTTATCTGCAGTTAGAGTTGATCCATTCAAGAGTAATGGGTTACCAGCAGTTGCTCCACTAGCAGTTGAGATAAATTTACCAACAACTTTATTGATAATTATTTCTCTTTTATTTGTTACTGATGATTTAACAACACCAGATCCACCAGTGAATGTATAACCACCACTAGTTGCAGTTGGTTGGGTTATCGAATCACCTGCACTAAGTGATATTGCGAATGGTAATACAAGAGTTACTTCACTAACTACTGTATTTCTTGTTAGTTCTTTTGTGGATGTGAATGTGAAATCCTTATCAACTATTAGACCTGCTTCTAGTAAAGATCGATTATATTGATCCTTTACTGCTGTCGTTTCATAGTGCTTTATTTCATTTAATTTTGCATATTTTTCTTCTTCTGTCATATCAGATGTACCATACTTTGATAGTAAGTAGTTGGTGAAATTCATTCCATCCAATGGCCATTGATCTCGAATGTTAGTAATATTATTTGTAACTAATATCACCCAATCCAATTCTGGATCATTATATATTTTCTTAGCAAGAGTGTCGGGTCTTTCTCCTTCTGATATTTTATAGTAATTGAATGCAGTGATTGCAGCATCAATATCAGATCTTAATCTTGCTCTTTTGAATAGATTTTTAACTTCTACTCTCTCATCATTTCTATTTGCTCCAGAAAATCTGGAGATATATGATAAGTTTGGTAGTTCTCTGAAGTAACTCATCTTAGTATCCTACTGCGTTTTCAGGTAGATCATCAATTGCATTCTCTTTTTTATATTTTGCTGGTTTATGTTCAAGATAATCAATATCGTATATAGGTTCGAGTTCTGAGAATTTTAGAGTCATGATGACAGAAACTGGTTGACCTTCTTCATAAGCAGACCAATTACCTTCTGGTGTATAGTTGACTGCACATCCAGTACATGCACATTCTTTAATTCTCATAAGACCATCTATCTGTTCATTACCTGTGGTTAGGAATTGAACATCAAAGATGTTTGGTGTACCTAAGAAGTAAGAAGCACCACTACCAGATCCTACATTACTTTGTTTCTTCACTGCCATTCCTGCTTTGAAGAATTTTATAATTTTATTTACTTGTTTTGCTTCAGATTCACTTCTTGGACTCATCTTCCAATTGAATTGGAATTCTCTGAGTGCAGGAGAATTGAAAAGAAGTTCCATGTTATTGTTTGGTATTACACCTTGACCCCTTGCTAGGATTGATTCTGCACTAACATCAAATCCAGCCATGTTTAGCATTTTGGATCCCAATATTCCTTGAGCAGCAGCACCAGCATTACCTCCTTGTAGTGCTGCTTTTAAGTTTGTTAAAAATTGTGATGCTTTGCCTTTAGCATCTTTACCAAATGCTGCCTTTGCTGTTTCTATTGGTTTGGTTATAATATTTTCAATGTTTTTTGCATTAGCTAATGGTAATACTGCAGACGCAACTGCTGCTGTGATATTGCTTATTTGATCTGGTCCCCATGAAACATTGTTTGAATCTTGTATTTGATTAGGTACTGGTAATCTTACGAATCCAAGTTGTTGTTTTCTTGCAGTTTTTCTTGCTAGACCTTCTGCTAATCCTATAGCAACAGTACCTTGAGCACCAGTGATTAGATCTTTTGATGGTGGTTGGTACTTCCATTGTTTTATTTTTATAAAGTCTTGTCCTGTTCCATCATAGAGAGCATCTTCTGGGTATTTTAAATTGTTTAATGTATCTGTTATGAGATCATCTGTTAGTTCAAATTCTAAATCTGCATCTCCTATTAGATCTAAGTGATTTAACGTAATTGAATTGTATTTTTTATTATTAGAATCTCCAGCACCTACGTTGTCAGCACAAACCACACAATCCTTTATGGGATTGACCCCACTTGAATTTGCATCACTCGCTTCATCAAGGAAAGATACTCCTTCATACAGGAACGCATTCATGAGGTCATTTTTCTCATCAGCATCATTAACAGGTGCAAAGAAATTTACACTGTCAATATTCCAATTTCCATTGTACCAGAGAGGTGTATCGTTTTCACCTGATAATTCCAATTCATATTGACGTAGTTGATGTTTGAGACTTGCTGTTGCTACTACGTCATTAGCAGAAGTAACTCTTGTATTATCATTTGCTGCTAATATTGCATCTCTTTGTCCTTTGGTCAATGATTCAAACACAGACCTATTTGAATCAGTTATATCATCTGATCTCCATGATTTTGTAAATTTTGTATAACCATTTGATGAATCCCACCAGTATTTTACATCACCTTGAAATGCATTTGCAAATGATATTGATGATAATCCTACTGTTTGCCAATTAGTAGACATTAGATACTATCCCAGACTTGTTGTAATTCGACCTTTCGACCATATTTATTAACGAAATTCTCAGTTACTAGTTCTGCAACACTGGCCCACTCATCAGCACTTGGGGGAATTATAAAAATGTCTCCTATATTTGTAAAGAAATAACGATGTAGTGTCTTCTTTGGTAACCTTGCACTAACTTTATTTATGAGACCTCGTGCAACCCCGTCACGATAATCTGGATTTAGGTAGTGTAAGTTTGCTCCAAGTAACTTATCTTCCTGATAATCCATGATGTAAACTAGTGGCCTTCTATCATAATGAGGATACTTCTCTGGGTATGCAGCAGAGTATGAGAAGAAACATAACTCTCCTATCTCTGGGAATCTTGTCTCTGCTACTTCGGATAGTTCTGTATATAATTCATTAGCATACCAATCTGCATCTGTACTTGATGCTTGTCTTGCTCTTTCTATTATTCTTCCACCAATAGTTTGTTGTGCTATTCTTGCTGCATCTCTTTCTTGTCTTTGTTTTAAAGTTTTTCTTCCCATTACTTGATACCTAGTTCATGTTCGGTCATGATTTTAAATTCTATATTTCTATCTTTACAGAACTCTCTTGCTGCTTTCCACTTTGCTTGATTGACTGCGTATGTTCTTACTGAGTATGCCCACGACTTAGTTCTTTTCTTGGGATTTTGAGGTGGCATCTTAGTTTGACTTTTTGGTTTTACTTCAATGACCACTGATCTTCTTTTACCAGAACTATCTTTATACTTAATATAAAAATCAGGAAAGTA